TTCTTTCTCCTTTAAAATATAGGAGAGAGCCGGTGAGTGACGACCACTCCGGAGAGTCAGTCAAGAGCAGTCCCAAACTCTCTCCAAATTATATTTTTATTATTATAAACTAATTTTCTAATTGCATTTGCATGGCTACTAAAAGATTCGCTAATTTTCCTATTGAACCAATCCCAGAATCTCCAGCCCGCATATTTTGAATTAGGGCTTTCTGAATGAATCAAATCCATATTCGGCTCAATATGAATAAGATCTCTCAGATGCATCCTGGGATTAATTCTAATCTTATAACTATATGTTACATTATGATTAATTTTTACGAAATTTTTAATCATTATAACATACTATCTTGATTTTCAGAGTTTGAATCTTTTTCAAGATTATGAACTTTAGTAGCAACCAAACAAAGTTTACTCCTATTCTGATTTTCATTATTTTTCCAGCTATCCATTTTCAGATATGCTTCTACGAGAACAGGTGATCCTTTATACAAATGCTCGGAGATCTTTTCAGCATGATCACCCCAGACCGTTACTTGGACAAATCCTGTCTCTTGTTCCCACTTATCATTTTTCTTGATATTACGATTGAAGGCAATATCCACTTTTAATAGAGCTGTTCCATTCTGTAGATATTTCAGCTCAGGATCTCTGGTCAACCTTCCGCTTATTAAAGACTGGTTGATATTCGGGAATCTTAATTCTTTACTCATTTTCTTTCTCCTTATTTTTTTTGATACTTACATTAAATCTTATTTTTATGGATCCTGTAATTATTAAAATTACTGTTAAACAAAAGAAAAATCCAAGTATAAATCCTCTAAAGAAATAAATGAAATTCTCCATTATGTCGCCTTACCTTTTTCTTCCTCCTGGATTGCTCCGAATATATGCCAAATTTCTTGGTTAAAAGGATTCTCATAAGCTCCAAGGTAAGAGTGTTTTTCCAGGATTGCCTCAGGAATATCTACACCTGTTGCAAATTCAATAAAGTTATGAGTTATAAGGCGGGCATTGGGATCAACGCTAAACCATAAAGCTGGAGATCCTCGTTGAACTCTTAAGGATAAAAAGATTGATCCTTCGGGAATATCTATCGTTGTATTGAGTTCATATTTCCAGATCCTTTTCATTTGAGATCTTCCTTCATTCTTTTATAAAAAGAAGGATAATATTTTTTTAACCAACTCTCCATTTTCTGGATATCATTGCCAAGCTTATGATTTCGCTTTGAGAGGCGATCATTCTCTTTTTTAAGGTCATTATATTCCTGCTCTGTATAAAGAATCATGTTGTTTTTCTTGATGATCTGATCGATTGTTTCAGGATCTTCAATATCAAGGATCAAACCGATCTTGATAATCTTTCCATTATCTTTCATTTTTGTTCCGATATGAGTTTTTATCATCTTAACCCCCTCCGATCAATTATTGCTTTCGACTCTTTACATTTATAGAATGGACTTTTCGGATTTCCCTGGCTAATCTTCCCAAATCTCTTTTTCTTCATTCGATATTTACTATTGCCTTCTCCACCAGATTCTTTGAAGATTTTTAATCTCTTCCGATTCTTTGCTTTTTGAATTTCAGTTCTTTTCTTGTTCATGAGATCTCCTCTGTTATGGTTTTCCTGAAAGGCAATATTGCAACTCTGACTTCGATATCAAGTTCGTCTCCGAAATATTTTTTATTATTCAACATTACATGCCTTCATTGCGACGATTAGCAGGTGATCATAATCTCCGCTCTCCATTTCCTTAGTAACGGAATTGATATACTTCTCCGTATGATTTGCTCTCTTGAGAGCCATTTGAACTTTCCCGATAATATAGAAAGCATTCCCAGTGTTACCGCACAATTCAACAACAGGTTTTGGTTCTAAGTATTCCATTTGAGATCCTGTTGGATCTTCTTTCTTTTTGAAGTTTTTTCCATTAGTTAAAATAGTTCTCCTAAAAGTTTGGCCATCTTTCTCACCTACAAATTTAACTCTCCAATCTTCAGTGTTAAGATTTTTGGTAACCAATCTAATCAGTTCAGCTTTTCCTTCCTCTTTCATTTCTGTAATCGGATCTTGATAGATCATTAAAGTTGTTCCTTTTTTCATCTGACCCTCCTAAAAGTCATAACTTTTTTTCTTTTCTTTTAGTTCACTCTATCTGTAAACAATTTTTTATACTTAATAAAAACCTGTCCAGTCTTTTCTTTTTTATTTTTCTTTTTTATCTTCAATTTATTTATATCTTAATTTTCAGGGATCTCTCTTTTTTAAGGATTACTTATAATAATATATATATAAGTAACATTAATTATTAGATTTACTTATTTAGTATATATTTATTATTATATATAGTTAATTATCTAATTCTATTCATGTTTACATTAATTAGATTTATGAATACATTAACAGGAGTTAATGCTTACAGGAATACAACAAAGAAAATAAAAGAAAACTAAACAAAACAAAAGAAAAGAAAACTATATAAAAGAAAATTACATCCAACCTAATTAGTGTAAATTAAAAGAAAAGTAAGCATAAAAAATTTTTTAGTTTTACAAGATCTACAATATCTATATACTTCATATCAAGATTAGAGGAGTAATAAATGGAAGAAAAATTATTTCAGGAAGAGATTAAAACTCTCCAGAATGAGATCTTAATTATTCTCGATGGATTAAAGATAAAATCTCAAATGTTCATCTTAGAATATTTAAAGGACTTCTCTCAAGCAGATGCTTACAAAAGAGCAATAGATACGTCTAAACTGACAAAGGGATCTGTCCATACATTAGCATTCGTTATGTTCCATTCAGTTGAAGATAAAATTGATGCAATAGCAAAGATATTAATTAAAAAGAACTCTATTGAAATATTAAAGATTCTTAATAGACTAAAAAATGTAGCTACTTTAGATTTTAAAGACTTTACAAATGAAGATGGATCTATAATGAATATCCATGATATGCCTGATCATATTACTTGTGCCTTGGAATCAATAGAGGTTAAACAGGAAGTGAAAGGAAAGATGAAAATAGATGGTTTTGGAGGAGTTGATCTAATACCTATTGAAACCGTTAAGGTCAAATTTCCAAGTAGAATGAAAGCTGAGGAGATGTTATCGAAGTATTATGAAATATTCTCAGATGCTCCAGATCTCAAGGGATTCGTCTCATTATTAGATCTCGTAAAAAAGAAAGAGGCGGAAGATGCTCCCAGCAAGAAAGCTTAATACCGATTATGATGTCCTTAATTTCTGGCAGAATTCAGATGATGGCTGGAACTATTATATTCGGGAAGTACTTAATGTCAGACTTGATTTTAAACAAAGAGAAATAATCCATTCAACTCAACATTTTAGAAAGATCTCAGTTAGATCTGGAAATGCAAGAGGAAAAGATTATGTCGCCGCAGCCGCAGGACTTTGCAATTTCGTTTTAAGGTATCCATCGAAAACTATTCTAACCGCTCCAACTGGCCGACAGGTTTTTAATATTATGATGGCCGAGATCTCGAAGATGTATAGAGGCTCTAAGGTCCCGATTGGAGGAGAGCTACAAACTACAAGAATAAAAGTGCCTGGAGCAGAAGAGCATTACCTTTTGGGATTCAAGGCTGCAGATAAAAATATGGAGGCTTGGTCCGGATATCACTCTCCGAATATTATGGTTATTGCTACCGAGGCATCAGGTCTTGTTCAGGAAAACTTTGATGCTATTGAAGGAATACTCCAGGGTGATTCAAAATTACTATTAATCTTTAATCCTATTAGGACTACGGGTGAAGCTTTTAGATCAACACGAGATCCTTCATATAGGCGTTTTAAGTTAAGCTCTTTCCAATCAGTTAATGTAAGAGCTAAAAAAATATTAATTCCAGGACAGGTGGATTATGAATGGCTTGACGAAAGAGTTGGGAAGGCAGGCTGGTCTGTTCAAATAGATAAGAGTGAAGTTGATGAAACCATGCATGACTTCAGATGGAAGGGAAATTATTATCGACCTTCGGATCTATTCTTGATTAAAGTTCTTGCTGAGTTCCCAAGAGAAGGTGAAGATGTATTAGTACCGTATATCTGGATAGAGGCTGCAAATAAGAGATGGCTCAAGTGGAATGAATCAGTTAAGCTTGAAACTCACCCAACTTTTATCGGAGTTGATGTAGCCGGAATGGGAAGGGACAATACTATTTGTGTTTACCGAATGTATAATATAGTAAAAGAAATTGAAACCTTCAATATTAAAAAAGATGCATTAGTTCATATGAGGATTGCAGGTCGAGTTAAGAATATTCTTAAGAATATCTATGGTGGAGCAATAGATACAATCGGAGAAGGTGCTGGAGTCTATTCAAAGATGATCGAAGATGAAGTTCCTAATATTATTAATGGAAAAGGATCTTTTTCAGCAGAAGGATTAACAGATTTATCGGGAGAAAGATCTTTCGCCAATATGAGAGCTTACTTGCTTTGGTGTATTCGAGATGCTCTGGATCCGGCATATAAATTTGATTTAATGCTTCCTCCAGATGATGAGCTTGCCCAGGAACTTACAGAGATCCACTATGATGTTAATTCAAAAGGTCAGATCTTAATTGAAAAGAAGGATCTAATCAAGAAAGCTATTGGAAGGTCACCTGATAAATCCGATGCTTTATCATATTCGTTTTATCCTACAAATCGAGGCTCTGGAGGATTTACCGAAATAGGAGATTACCAATCATGATTTTAGTTGATTTATTAAAAAGTAAAGGACTCGAACAGAAGTTGAAAGTAGAAGGACTCAGGATGCAGCTTAAATTACTTGAATCTATGCCAGAATTTGCGAAGGATCCAGATGAGAATGTTTGGGAAATCCTGGGAACTGGTGAAAAGTCTGAATATACTGAAAATCAAATGGCTACTCTTCGGGGGAAAGCTCAGGCAATTTACTTTACTTCTCCGATAGCGAGAGGCATTATAACTACGCTGATCAACTTTGTAATTGGGAGGAACTTTAAAATTGTTCCCGAAGATGATATTCCCAAAATTAATGATTATTGGAATACGTTCTGGGAAGATAATAAAATGGATCTCCGAGTTAAGGAATGGGTGAAGAGAGCATGGAGAGATGGAGAAACCTTTAATCAGATATTTGAGAGAGGAGATAAAGAACCTCCGCTGATTAGATTTATCCGCCCATCTCAAATTACTAACGATAAGCATACTCATGGAATTGAAACCAGTCCAGATGATGTTGAAACTCCTATAAGATATTATCGGGAATATGTAAAGCCAGATGGGTCTAAAAAGAAACTCACTATTGAAGCAAAGTATATGATCCATAGTAAAATTATGGTGGATTCAGATGTTAAGAGAGGTTTGTCCTTCCTGATCGGAATTATTAAATATATTAATGATCATGCTGACTTTATGAATGATAGAAAGCACCTTAATAAACTTAGAACTATATTCAACTTAATCGGCAAGCCAGTGGGATCTGGGACACCGTCAAACTTTCTTAATCAGTTTGAAGATACTACGACTAAGAATACATCTGGGAATACAGGAGCTTATAATAAAAAACTTCCCAAGGCTGGAACGGTCATTGCCAGTAAAGGAATGGAATATGATTTTAAAAGCTTAGATCTCAACGCAGCAGATACTCAACATGATGGGAGAGCTATTTTATTGATGATCGTTGCTGGAACTAATATGGCCGAATATATGGTTACTGGAGATGGATCAAATGCAAATTATGCTTCTACTATGGTGACAGAATCTCCAGCAGTAAGAACATTTGAGGCTTGGCAGGATATATTTGCTTATGATTTCAAAGATCTTTATAAGAGAGTTATTATGGCTGGAGTTGAAAAAGGAGATATTCCAGGGAGCTATGATAAAGAGGTCGAAGAATGGGATCCAATAAAAAAAGAGATTAAGATCACTAAAGAAACCATAATGGTTACTGGGAAATGCAAAATTGAATATCCTGTCCTAATCCATAGAGATATTGAAAAAGATACCAAAGCTCTTTCTATCCAGGAGGCAAATGGATATATTAGTAAAAAGACTGCTTCTCTGAAACTCGGTTATGATTATGAAGATGAACAAAAGCAAAGAATTAGAGAAAGACAAGAGGAAGAAATGTTTGAGTTGGAAAGTGAACATGATCATGAACCAAAGGAAAAAGATGAAGACGAATAAACTCCTTAACCATGTAGTTAAATTCGCATTTAAAGTGTCAAATGTCGTGTCTGGGGACAGATCTCCTCCTCAATATGTAGTTAGACTCGGAGAAATTTTACGAAAAGACACTTTCTGCAAAAGAGCTGGCAGAACTTCTCGAACCTGGTCAAATTATCCGGTTATTTGGTGGAATTAATATAATGAAAAGGAAATTAACTATGGAGTTAATAAATAATGGCTAATATAAAACATAATGAACTATGTAAGTTGGGTTCAAAATGGCTTAAAGATTTAGGATGTAGTGTTGTTATTGTAGAGAAAAAAGGAATGAATAATGAGACTCCTGACTGTATTGGGTGGTATGCAGAATGTTCAATATTAATTGAATGTAAAACATTAAGAAAAGATTTTCTTAAAGATCAGAGAAAACCATTTAGAATAAACCCAGAAAAAGGGATGGGTGTAATTAGAATTTATCTTGCACCTAAGGGATTGATTTCCATAGATGAATTACCAGAAAAATGGGGATTACTTGAAGTAAATAATAATAATAAAATAGAATATACAAAATGTTTTAGATATAATATTTTTCCAGATGAATATAGACAAGAACCAAATCATTATGCAGAAAAATTATTACTTCTTTCGTTAATAAGAAGAGAGGTCAAATAAAATGACAGCCGCAGAACTTATCCAGCAGGCGACTTTAGATGCAAGAAGATCCTGGGAAACTCTCGCTGAGGAAAAATTAAAAGAGCTTTATGACCTCTTCCAAATAAGTTCAAATAATATAATTGCTCAGTTGGATAATTTTACGATTGAAGGAAAAGTTCCGCCTTATAGGCTTAATATATTGAACCAAAATATTAAAAAAGAGATGAGAATATTAAGAATCGCTATGAATGGAAAGTTCAGATCATATATAAATAGTGCATTAAATTATGGGATCTCTGACCCGATTCTTGTTCTTGAGAAATTAAAAGCAGAAGGACTTTTTAAAGGTAAGTCAATGTTGGGATCTGCGAGCCTTAATGCCGATGGATCTATTTCAAAATACAATAGAGATCTTTCAACTTTTGCCAATAGTATGTGGGGAAGGATTAATTCAAATGCATTAGAGTTCCTCCTAAGATACGAGTTTGGGGGAGATATGCTTTCGGGAAGGATATGGAGAATAACTTATGAGGCTGGGAGAGCAATTAAGCAAGCGATAAATATAGGAGTTCTCGAGGGATGGTCGTCAGCGAAACTTTCAAGATCAATAAGAGGTTTCTTAAATGAGCCAAATAGATTATATCGAAGAGTTCGAAAAGACGGCACCCTCGTGTTATCTGAGCCAGCTAAAGGATATCATCCAGGTCAGGGAATGTATAGATCTTCTTATAAAAATGCAATGAGATTAGCAAGGACTGAAATCAATAGAGCTTACACCGAAGGCACTCTAAGATATGGAGCTACAAAACCATGGATTGATGGTTATTACTGGAGAGTTGGGAGCGGAAATCCTTGTCCTATATGTTCAGATGAGAATGGAGAATTTTATCCAAAAGATGAAGCTCAAGGAATCCCAGCCCACCCTCATTGTATGTGTTATTGGGAGCTACATATTAAAGAGGAAGTCTTGATCCCAATAAAAACTGCAGCCTGATATTTAAAGAAAGGAGGTTAAATAAAATGAAAGTCAAATTATTAATTCTTGGAAATCTTAGTGAAGCAAAGATTAATAAAGAGAAAAGCATTATTGAAAAAGTGGCATTACTCTCTTCTATTTCAGCTAATAAAAGAGAATATACGGATAATTGCCTGGCCGGATCTGTCTCTTTATTGGAAGGAGCAAAATGCTATGCTGATCATGATCTTTCAGGAAAGACTCGTGGAGTTCGAGATCTCATTGGGATATATAAAGGAGTTGTCCACGAGGGCAAGAAGGTTTTCGGGGATCTCCACCTTTTGAATGATGGCGGAGAGATGAGCAAAAAGATGATCGCTATTGTAGAGCAGATGCCTGAAATTGTAGGAAATTCCATATCAGCCAGAGGAAAATATCACCAAAGGGATGGAATAGATATTATTGAAGAATTAACGAAAGTGAATAGTGTTGATATTGTTACGAATCCGGCAACTACATCTTCACTATTTGAATCCATTGAACTAATAAATGAAAAGGAGGATGAAAACATGGATTTAAAAAGCCTGACCAAATCCGAACTTAAAACAGGACGTCCGGATCTGTTCGAAGAAATTCGAAAAGACGGTATCGACTCCCGTAATGATGAGGTCAAAAAACTTACCGAAGATAATAAAACTCTTAAGAAAGCTAACGACGAATTTGAGGTAAAGGAAAAGATCTCAGAGAAAAGAGAGAAAGTTGTTAAGATTCTCAAAGAAGAAAAGATCGCAGAAGATCTTGTGACAGAAGTATTTATGGAGACTTTGGTGGCTGTTCCTTGTGATGACGAAAAACTTCATGAAGAAACTATTAAAAAGCTTATCGCCGACCGTAAGAAAATCGGTGGATCCAATAGCGGAGTAAAGGATTATGGAGAGGAAAAGAAAACCGACACTGATAACGATGACTCTTCCGATCAATACCTCGCTGAAGCCATAAAACAATAAAAAGGAGGTGAATTTTGGCAGACAAAAATAGAATCTTACATAACGATCATAAGGTCGCTATGATCGAAATTGATAGCACAACCGTTGTTGAGATGGGAGATTTCATTTGCTTAGTCATCGCAGCCGATGTTTCAGCAGATGCGAACTTAACTCTTAGTAATGGTGCTCCACCAACATATCTCGTTGATTTTGGAGATGCCGCAGCCAATAGAGCTGGAGTTTGTGCTCAATTAATCGGAATTGCCTTGGCTCCCTCAGCATCAGGCGAAACCGCAATGATTCCCGTAGGTTACAATGGTACTTTCATCTTGGATCAAAAAACTGCCGCAGCCATTATTATAACCGGAAATATTGAACCTTATGCCAGTGATACAGCTGGAGAGGATCAAACAATCGTTGAAGGTGATACTTCCGTAATCGGAACGTGTCTCAGAAATAAAACTTCAACATCATTGACTGAGGTATACGTCTTGCTTCAGCCTGTTCTGATGAACGTATAAAAGGAGGATAAAAATGAATACACAACAAATAGCCAAAATCTACGAATCCTCTGGATCGAACGATAAGCTCAGAACAGAGGTTTTCACTAAGAGAATTATGGGAATGATGGAAGGTGACAAAGCGATCCTTTCTCCAGATGATCTTAGTATTAAAGGATTGCATGAGGCAGTTTCTTCTTATGCTTTCCCAGTAATTATGGGAACAGTCCTCGCAAAAGTTGTTATTGCCGCATATAACGCCAGAGCAGGTCTTGTGAAAGAGTTAACAACTCTCTACAAATCCAATATTGCCGAAGAGAATATCCCAGGCTCAGTTCTTAAGAGTAGCATGAAAAGAGTTCGAGAGCTTGAAAATTATCCTCATACCGGTGATATTCAGGAGAAATATGTAACTGCTGGCCATGAGAAATATGGCGAGATTCTTGATATTTCAGAGGAGGCTTTGAAATTTGATAGAACTGGACTTATTATGCTTACTGCCAGAAGTTACGGAAAGGCTGCAGCTGAACTTCAGGAATCAATCGTGCTTAAAACCATCCAGGATCTTACTGACTATGAAGCATGGTATCCTGCAGGATCTCAAGCTGCAATGTATTCAACATCAACAACTGCTCCTCACTTTAACTCAAACCAGATCACAAATGCTCTTACTGATTATACTGATCTTGATGCAGCTAAAGTTTTATTTGGAGGAATGGTTGATGAAGATGGAAAACCAATTGTGGTTCTTCCTAAAACACTATTAGTTCCAGTCGCTCTTGAGACCACAGCAAAGAGATTGATCGGGAACTCACTGATGGTCGGTGCAGCTAATGCTGAGAAAAATCCATTTCATAATGAGTATGTCGTTCGCAGTTCTCCTTATCTGGATTCAAACTCTACGATTATCTGGTATCTCGGAGATTTCAAACAGCAGTTTATTTGGAAAGAGATTACTCCGGTTCAAGTTCTTACCAGAAAGAGAGGAGATAACGATGGAAATTGGAATCAAGATATTGAAGCATCATTCAAAATCCGTTTTGATGGTCAATGTCGTGCTCTTGATTTCACTCACGTTTTGAAATCTACAGGAGCTGCATAAAAAATAATCGAGGATCTTTTCTTTAGATCTGGGAAAGATCCTCATAAATTTTGGAGGAAAAGATGAAAAAGATTTTAATGTTCATAGGGATTATACTGATCCTTCTTATTGGATTAGCATGGACTCCGTATGGCGGATATACTATTGATGGATCAAATGGGAATGTAACAATTTCCGAAGTTGAATTACTTAAAATGCATGCAATAACAGTCGGAGAAGATGATACTGGCTATGATCTAAAACTATATGGTGCTACAGCAAGTTCATATTCATTATGGGATGAAAGTGCTGATAAATGGATTACAAACGGTGCTGATTTTCAATTAAATGACGATGATTATTTATTGTTTGGTGATGCAACTGGTGGTGATGTACAAATAAGTTGGAACGGTACAAACCTTGAATTAGCACCCGTAAGTGGATTTTGGGCTAACTGCCCTAACCTTGCATATCCGAATCCGTCAGGAGCATTTTCATTCTTGGAAGAATTTATCGGATGGACAAGATTTGCTGCTACTGCTGGTTCTGCAGGCGGATGGAAAAGTGCTGGTGATAGTACTTATGATATAGTTGCTGCTGCTGGTAGTATAGGTGGACAAATTCAACTTACGCCAGAAACTGGTAGTAACAACGAAGCATATCATCAACTTGGTGAGATTGGTACTGAAACATTTATAGAATACGTAAAGAGTAGTGGAAATAAATCATGGGTAGAATTTAGAGTTGCATACACATCAATTACAAATGCTGCCAATATATTCATTGGATTAGCCGAAGAAGGTGCTGCTGCCGGAAACTTTATCCACGATGACGGAAATGATTTCGCAGATAAGGATTTATTAGGTTTTGTAATCTGGGAAGCGAATCCCGATACTGTTGATGTAAACCATCAAAAAGCGGGTGGTACTTTGGCTGATGTTGGAGTTGCATCTATTATTGTTGCAGAAACATACATAACCTTCGGTATTCATTTCGATGGAGCAGAAACAGTTACATTTTATGCCAATGGTACTGCTGTTGGTACTGCTGATTTAGATACTGCAACATTCCCAACTGGTGAAGAACTCTCTCCAATTATAGCAATAAAAAACGGTGCTGCTGATGGTACACTTGAACTTGATTGGATAAAAATGATTGTAGAGAGATAGGAGGTTTTTATGCCACCAACATCTACAGAACTTATTGCCGCAATTGATACAGCCATACTTGATGCGGTCGAGAACCCAAAGCCAGATTACAAAATGGGAAACAAAACTGTAACCTGGTCTCGTTGGTTAAGAGAACTCGGAAAACAACGGAAATATTATGCAGAAAACCCGGATGTTGAGATCTCGATAATGACTTTCGAGGGATTCGATACCAATGAGCTTGGAGAAATAAAGTGACTTTAAAAACTCAAATGATTGCTGATACGCTTTTAATAATATCGGATTGGGCTATATCTATGAGCATCCAATCTCCGGTTATAAGTACTTCGATTCCACCCGTAAGGAGCTGGGATACAAGTCGAACCTTTAGTGGAGATTGGCAACCATATCAACCCGGAGAAAAAGGCGGAGTCAGAGAATCTGGTATTGATCAACATTATGACAACAGAATATTTACATTTCATTCGGTTACGGTATACGTAGGCGATAAAATAACAAGAGCCGATACTTCGGAAGAGGTTTATGTGAAAAAGATATTGCCTTATGAGGATCATATTGAAGTATTATGTGTAATAAATAGAAGTTCCTAAAAGGAGGGAACAATGAAAAAGAAAACTTATGATGGGAAATTAAGAAAAGCTGAATTATATCTGACTGCAAAGCAATATGAGAAAGCTTTACCAAATTTCCTTGCTCTTTATAACTCGGACGAGCCTCTTGGAAAAATATTAGGACTCCCTGATCAGATTAAGAAGTGTGAGGCAGGTTTGGAAGATACCAAATTTTTGTTAATTAGAGGTTTGGGAGTAGTAGTTGTTGAAGCTTTAAATAAAAAAAATCAATTCCAGGAGATTTATCGACTCCCAATTGAAAGGAAAATTAATAAACAGGGAGAGGATATCCACCCGCTCCGTTTGCCAGTTATCTTAAGAACGGACTTCATTAAGGCTACAAGTGAAGACTGGCTTAAAGAAGAAATCCAAAAATTCAAGGATCTTAATGAAGGAGATCCAAATTCAGATCTGGTTATGACAGATCTCCAAGATAAATATAGTGAACTTCAAGATGCAGCTAAAAAACTTATCGAAGAGAATGCTGAGATCAGAGGAGAGCTAAAGACTCAGAAAAAAGATTTAGAGAGCTTAGGTGCGGCAAATGGAACTCTAACCGAAGAAATTAAGACACTTGAGAGTGATAATACTGAGCTCAACTCCCAACTTGAAGAAATGGATCCCGAAAAGATCTCCGAATTGAAACTTACTCATAAAACTGAAATTGGAGAGATTAATAGTAAACTTCAAGAGGTCTCAAAAGAACTCGAAGGATTGAAAGGTGATCAGAAAATAAAACCACCTAAGAAAAAGGACGACGGAAAACTATAAATGAATTATGTAATCGGAGCTGAACAGATTATTGCTAATCTGAATCGGGCAAGTATCGGATGGTTAGGATTAATTGCCGATGCTGTTGAGAAAACTTGTAACGATGCTGAGATTCATGCGAAGGCTGGGCACGAATCAAATAGTGCTCATATGTCTGATCGTTATCAGAATCAAACAAGTAATCTAACTAAATCAATAAGTTCGGGAATTGCGGTGGCAAGGGTGGATCAAGTTGTCGGTTTTATTGCAGCTAATCAGGAATATGCACCGGCAATAGAATACGCTACATCAATAGAATTTGGAACATCTGAGCATCCGGCATATCCTTTTCTTTTCCCTGCTCTATTCCATGTTCAGACTTCATTAATGGTGAGATTAAAAATAGCCTTAAGGAGTATTGTATAATGGCAGATCAATTACTCACTTATTTTGCTACTACAATGAGGAAAGATGCAACAATGAGAACTCTTATCTCTGCTGTTAATCCTATGTTTGGAATCTATTATCAATTTCCTTATAAAATAGATATCGTTGTTCCTTTAGTTACTATAAAAACATCAGGGAGAACAAGACCTGCTCAGATCCGTCATGACATAATCATCTCAATAACAGCGTGGGGAGATAATTTTTATGATATTCAGGCTCAAGTTTATGCTTTATTTAATAATACTTCTCCCGTTGTGACTGATAATAGAATACTCTCAATCAAATGGATCGGATGTAGTCCTGAACTCTGGGATGATAAACTTCAATGTTATTATCGGGAAGATAAATTTCAATGTATTCGGGCGAAAGATTAAAATGAGAATTAATTTATCAGTAAGTTGGAATATATCTTGTAATATCCTGGATGAATTAATTGAATATGAAAAAATAGAATCAATAAAACAATGGGTCGGAGGATTTATGAAACTATTAAATGGGAGAGGAGATTTATTTGAGGTTATTTCAGATCTTAATAATTCTCTATCTATTATGATCGTTCCTTCCGAAGATCTTATTTGGCTACACGAAAACGCAAGGAGGCGGTATGAAGCAATGGACACCGGCATTTTCACTTAAATATATGACATCTCATTCGGATGAATTTTATCTGGAAAAGATCCAACATCGATTCGATATATTTAATGTAAAAGAAGTTTGTAAAAGTCATTTTGGTGCTTTTAAAAATATTGGATTTGTTGCTGATATTGGATCTGGAATTATGGGAGGAGCTTTGGCAATATTCCCATACGGATCTGATCGGACAATTATAGATCTAAATGCTCCAGCTTATGTTGAAAGTGGAAAACTTCCAAGAGGAGTAATTGCTTTTGAGAATGATTTTGATAAGTTGGTTTTAATAGATAACTCTCACGATGTTGTATTTTCCTGGGAGTGTCTTGATCATGCCTTAACGGAGGATCACTTCGATCAAGGTCAGATTGAATTGGCCAGGATCTTAAAACCAGGTGGGTTGCTTTTCTTTTATCTTCCTTTAAGAGATAAGCCAAAAGATGCTCATACTATAATTCGAACAGAAGATGAGATCATTAAGAAATTTGAGGATCTCGGGCTGGAATTAAAATCGAAAGAGATTGAACTGGACTGGAATCGTTACGAAAAGGCTTTATATGCAATCTTTGAAAAAAGTCCTTTGGATTAGTGATATTGAAGGGTGGGCGTATTCGAACCGATTTAATGCGATTCGGAAGTCTTCAGAGTTTGATCATGTTCAAGTCCTTACTACAGGTTTGCCAGTAGAGAGAATAAGAAAACTGATAAAGGATCAGGAGGCAGATATTATTATGGTTCAGAATCCGCGAGGTTTCTATTTTCTTGATACCGAAGATTGGTGGAAAGCAATTACTCTTTATACAGGTAAAAGATGCCTTAGCGGATGGGAGCGATGAACATTTTAAGCTACGAAAATTCTCTTACTTGGAGTTGGGCATTTGCCTTAAAATCCATATCAGAATATTCTGGACATAAGTTTATCAGGATCCAGAGAAATCCAGGATTTGAACTTGATCAGGATCTCCTTGATTTTTTCGATATTACTTTAGTTCAAAATGTTGATAGCTTGAAGCAGATTAAAAATAAAAAACGAATTATATGTAGGATGGGCGGTATGTATATTGATAAAGATAATCCAGGAAGCAGATATAATAATCCATTAAAAGAATGTGCTGCGATTATTTCAACGAATAAAGAACTTTTTGAGATCTCAAAAAAAGTGAATGAAAATACATTTGAGATCCCGAACGGAGTTGACCTCGATCTTTTTAAACCAAAAGCAAAATCTTTTATCAATATCGATAAGCTTGGAGAAAAGCAGATTGAGGAGGAGCGAAAATTTACAATCGGATTTGCTGGGAATATTTGTGGGAGAGGTATTGATTACAAAGGCTGGTTAATATATGATCAGGCTATGCTAAGATTATGGACAGATGTCGATCATATTGAGTGCCTCTACGGACATTCGCAGATACCTCATAAGAATATGCCAGAAGAATTTTATCAGCGGTTAGATTGCTTAATTTTACCATCATTGTCCGAAGGCTGTTCTAATGTTACCATGGAGGCTCTGGCTTGTGGAGTTCCAGTTTTAATTACAAAAGTCGGATATCATGGAGAGAATCTTATTAATAAGAAAAATTGTCTTTTTATCAAACGAGATCCTATTGATATAGTTGAGAAAGTTAAATTGTTAATGAATGATAAGAAGTTAAGAAAAACCTTATCAATTAATGGAAGAGTATTTGCTGAAAAGAATCACGACATCGAAGATATCACAGAGAAATATGATGAAGTTTTTAGTAAAGTAATAAATAGGAGGAAGTAACTATGAGCACCAATTTAGATCGAATCACTTTAGGAGGCGGTGATTTATATTTTAATAATGTAAATGTCGGCACTCTTAAAGGCAATGTAGAATTTACTTATGCTGGAACTTTGAAAAAATTCAAGCCTCAACTTTCCATGGGAGGAGTTAAGGTGTTCCGCATAGAAGAAGAAGCAAAGTTGAAAGCAACAATTGCTGAAATTAATGTAGCAAACTTCAAGATCGCTCTTGGAGTAACTGATTCAACAATTGATTCATCAAGCTTTCCAGAATATGATCCATCGTCTTATGTTGTACCCGCCTCGGCGAGCTATGATATTATGACATTTGGAGGCTCAAAAACAGTGAATACGGTTTCACTTAGATTTGAGCATACTATTCCTGGAACAACTAAGAAAATTATTATAGTTTTCTATTCAGCTTTTAGTACTTCTCAATGGAATTTCCCGTTCAACGAAGATACAGAAACTCTTCAAGATCTCGAATTTGAAGCATTAGCAGTTGATACGAGAGATGCCGGTGATCAGATGGGATTCGTTGCTCACCAAGTGCAGTCTGCATAAGGTGATACAAAGAGGAGGGGAGTTGGTTCTCCTTAGACTTCCCTCCCATTATAAGGAGAAAAGATGAAAAAAAAAGACTTAACTATTAAAAATGATGAACTTGAAGAGATTGCAACAAAATGGGTAGATGAGAATATATATGCAGAAGCACATACTGCATTTATTGCGGGTGCCGGAATGATATTAAACAAATTAAATAAGGAGAAATATTATGAAAAAGATTCAGATTTGTAAAGACTTAACAATTTCAGCAAAGATTTTTACTAATACTTGGAAGGAATTAGAAAAGTTTTTTGGTGTTCCAATCGGAAGATTTCACGAAGTAAGTGAAGAGAAAACTCAAAAGATCGCAGATCAAGAAGAAATTGTGTATATTTTAGTTTGCCAGGATAATGATATTTCAAAAGAGGAGATGATTAAATTAATTGATCATGATCCAGATCCTCAGAATAATGTTATTATGGCTTTTTTGAAAATTATGGATCTATTCCCAAAAGCCGATGCGGTTAAGGAGGGTGGGAACAAGGGAAACCAAAAGAAGTAAAGTGGGATGAAATGTATGGATTATTAGCGAGAGAACATGGCTGGACTTATGAAACAATCGGGAAAATGGATCTTGACGAATTTTTTGAAGCTATTGAAACCATTCTGGAATATCGAAAAAAGATCTTCCCAGTTGACGTAACTCTTCAGAGTCTTAAGAAAGTCTTATTTGAGTTTATGGGAGTTAAGGAGCAACCAAAACTTAATGAAAAATCATTAAATTCATATAAAATACCTCATTTTACTTTTACTGAAGAACAGAAGGAAAAATGGATCGCAGCTGGCATGCCCAATCCTTCAAAGTTTTTTAATAAAAAAATAAAGAAAAAGAGGAAATAAAAAATGGCTATGATACCAATTCCAGGCGGAATGAGTGCGGGAGTTTTAAAGGCATTTATAACGGCTGATACAAAAGGATTAACTACCGGATTAACCAGAGCCTCTGCTCAGATCACTCAATTCTCGAATGTTACAAAAACGAAGATGGCAGGGATCTCGACTGCGGTTGCGGGAGTTGGTAAAGCCTTTATTGGATTGAATCTTGCCGTAGCAGGAGTAGTAGCTTTCAGCATATCAAGATTTGCTAAATTTGATAAAGCTATGGCCCAATCAACTGCTGTATCAAAGGTAACAACAGAACAGTATAAACGAATGTCGGATATGGCTCGAAGTGTTGCAATCGACTTAAATATTGCAGCATCTAAAACAGCAGAAGCATATTATTTCTTAGGATCTGCCGGATTAAAACCAGCCCAACAGATAAAAGCTTTCAATGGTACATTACTCTTATCAAAAGCCGGAGTCATGGGAGTTAATGAATCTGCATCAATGTTAACCAAAACCATGAAGGGATTCAAGATTCCGTTTAGCGAGACAAATAAAGTAGCAGATATTTTAGTTGCCGGATTTACTAATTCAAATATGACTCTTCTTGAGATGGGCGAAGCCATGAAATATGTTTCAGGAGTTGCCAGAACTGCAAATACGGATCTTTATGAAACCGTTACAGTTTTGGGAATGTTCGCAGATGTTGGTATTACTGGATCAATGGCAGGAACATCTTTCAAAAGAGCATTACAGAATCTGAAAGCTCCAAGTGCAAAAGCAAGAGAATGGCTCGAAAAACTTGTTGACGTTTATGATCCATTAACTGGAAAAATGAAGTCTTTTAAAACTGTTATGTCAGAACTGATTCCCAAAATGAAAAAATTAAGTGATGAAGAAAGGAATATGGCGGCTTCTGCTATATTCGGAATCAGAGCAATCGCAGGAATGGAAGAAGTATTTTTTCAAGGTGCCGAAGGAATGGAAAACTTTGAAGAGAAATTGAGAAGTTCTGCCGGATTAGCAAAAGAAGTTGCCGGAAAACAACTGGCAGCTTTTTCTGAGAGATTAGGAATAACATTCAAAATTCTCGATGACATAGCCATGACAATTGGAGAAATTGCGATAAATGAAATTGCTGGTGATCTTGATAATCTTAATACAAAATTAAAGGAAACAAATACAAACTTAAAAGATAATAACGAATATTTAAACGCATCCATAAAAGGATATATTTCATTTAATAAATTTATGGCTAAAGCTATTAAAACAATTTTTCAAGGAATAATAGCATCAACCGTTGTAGTTGGCGGAGTCGTGAGAATATTGTTTAAATTTTCAGAAATGATGGATTTAATAATTCAAGAAATGGGTGTCACTGTAGATGTTATATTAGCAGGGTTTTTAAATGTAACAAAAAGTATTTTTAAAACTGCTTGGGAATATGTAGTAGAATTTAGCAGAAAGTTTGATAGAGTTGTCAATGCAATATTGGGCTTTAAGTGGGAAGAAGTAAGAGAGATTATTACCGAAGCATTCAAACCAAAAGAATCTATAACCGATGCTTTCAATAATACATTAGATACATTCAAAGAAAATCTTACTGATTTAAAAGATGCATTTAAAGATGATTTTTTTGAAATAGGTAAAATAATAGAA